ACAAGCATAAAGAAACGTATCCTCAAGGACCATGCTTCCCGTTTGTATCCGCAACTCGGCAAACAGATCACACTCGCCACGGCAGATGCAGTCCTAATCGGACATTATCACTTGGGCAAAGATGGCGGAACCTGACTTCGACGAATTCAAGTTACTTCCGGGTGAAACGGTAGCGCAGGCTTCACTCCGCATTTCCGAGAAGTACGGAGTGGAGCGTCCTACCGCTCGGAACTGGGTGCTTGGGCATAGAGATCCGCAAAAGACCTTGCCGAGGCTCAAGAAGAGTCGCTCAATGGACGAGAACCTGCGTGCTATGGTGGCCTTTGCCAAGCCTGGATGGACCTACACCCTTGACGATATTGCGGAGGTGGTAGGATGCTCGAAGGAACGCATCCGGCAGATACAAGAATCCGCTTTGCGGAAGCTCAGAAGGAGGACCGATTACATTCAAAAAGAATTAAAAAAACGATGAAAAACATACTACAAAAAGCTATTCTACACTCCCTTTTCCTACTGTCCGTATTTGTATTTTTATGGATGATCATGGGGTTCGTACTTACCCTTTTGGGGATCTGAATCATGTCAAAAAACAAAGAAAAAAGAATCATGTTGGGCGAGACTCCGAACCGTATTTTGGAAGAGTATTGCGAGCTGACGGGACTCCAGCAAAGTGCCGTGATTTCCGTCCTTTTACTGGAGGATCTATGGAAACGCCTCGCGCGTGCGCGTCATTTCTCCGAAATGAATATAATTACACATAGCCCCACTTCCGACGAAAAGCCGGAAAACACGGCAAAGAAAAAACCGACTTCTCGGAAGAAAAACAAGACCCCGATGCCCGATGACTTCGATCCACCCAAAGAGATTTGCGAGAAGGCCGGAGTCAACCATGAGCAAGCGGTTAGATTTTTCAAAGCTCAAGTGCAAGCTCACGATTATCGATACGTCGATTGGAACCAAGCATTCTCCAATGCGGTGAACGGTTACCTTCCGCAAAACTTTCCTCAGATTTTGCAGACCTCGCAAGTCAGGGAACTGTAGCATGGATTACGAATTGGCGGAAATCGCGGTACTCGCCGCGTCCATGCGTGATGACACGGGCCGATCCTCGGCCACCGCATTGGAGCATCTCACACCCGAAGATTTCTCATCCCCGGAAAGGCAACGCATTTTCAAAGCAATCACGAAGCTCGCGCCAAACTGCAACGAGGTAGACGTACTCATTGCGGAACCGTCCCTAGCGGACAGCGTGACTTTCGTAAGCGAACAATACGGAGGCGGACAAATCGAAAGGTACGTCGATTACCTTATCGAACACCGCAATCACCGGGCAATCGAATTGGCGATACTCAAGGCACAAGACACCATCAAGGACGGAGGAACCGCAGAGGAGGTCGCATCCGCATTCACGCATTCCGTAGCCAAGGCGCTATCCAAACGCAAAGGCCAGGTTTCTCTCAAGGACGCGGCCACCCAAGCACAAGCGGACTTTCTCAACATCGATGCAGGTGGAGTCTCCGCAATCCCCACGGGGTTTCGCAAATTGGACGCACACCTTCAAGGAGGACTGAAGAAGGGGAGCTTGTACGTAATTGCCGCAAGACCGGGTATCGGGAAATCAGCATTGGCGATCCACCTCGCGACCCAAGCCGCCCAAAAGGGAATCCGTTCATCCTACGCATCACTCGAAATGCTCGCATCGGAGTGCGCGGGACGATTGCTCACTTCCGTGAGCGGAGTTCCGCGCCCTACCGCACAAGGCGAGCTTTCTCATTCAGCCAGGCAGAAGATCGAGCAAACCGTCAAGGCGTTACGCGGATGGCCCATTACCTTCAAGGACGACAACCAAGCAACACTCGAAGCATTTTGCGCATTTCTCCATCAGCAACGCCTCGAAGGAGAACTGGGCTTGGCGGTCATCGACTATCTCCAACTCCTCACATCTCCCGGTTTCTCCTCCCGTCATGAGGAAGTCAGCGCGATTTCTCGTAGCATGAAGGCACAAGCACTTGAACTTGACCTGCCCGTGGTCGCGTTATCGCAATTGAACCGCAACCTGGAAGCGCAAAACCGCAAACCCGCATTGTCGGATCTGCGCGAATCCGGTTCAATCGAACAAGACGCGGACGTGGTCATGCTCTTGTCCAAGGAAAAGGAAGTTTCTCCTTCCAAGGACGTCATCCGCATTCACCTCGCGAAAAACCGAAACGGACAAACCGGATACGTCCTGGCCGACTTCGACAAAAGCATTGGTCGATTCTCGACCCACGTTCCAAGCCGATTGAATGACGAAACACCCGTTTCTCCTTCGGAACCGTCATGGTAGGACTACGGAAGAATACGGAAAGGTACTTTAAGGACGCGAGAAGGCACCTAAAAGGCGTTTTCTTTTTCCGAACAGGTAAGAACGGGCAAAAATGCCCTAACGCCTTTTTAGGTGCCTTAAGGGATTAAGCGAAGTCAGGCGGGTGCCGTTTCTCCTTTCACCCAACCCAAAACTGTCGCGCATTCTTCGATCTGCTTAATCGCTTCGAACTTTTGGTGATGCCCAAGATCCGCGAATTCATTCGCAACCATTGCCAGGTATTTCTCTTTGTCGATCAACTCAGTCGCATGGTAACTCATGGACGCTGCGTCCATCAACTTGTCAAAGTCTTCAAGCTCTTCGGAATACTTCAAGTCATCCTCAACCTCATGCTCATGCAATCCTTCGACGAGTTTCTCCTTGTCCTCATACCAAACCGCAACCGGAGGAAGTTGGTGCGGGACCGTTAACCATATTAATTCGCTCATGCCGTTTCTCCTTTGTAAATGTTGGACTCAATCGATTCCGATAGTTCTTCCACGAAATCCTTTTGGTCCCGGTTGCAATTCGAGAGCCAATCGCGAACATGCTTAAAGCCCTTTTCGCGTTTCTCGTCCCAAGTCAAGTCTTCCCAGCCCTTGCTTTTTTCGAGTTTCTCGTTCTTCGCAATCTGCTTTCGATCCTCTTCGCTATATTCGTCCGGTGTCTTCTCGACGTGAATAGGGCGTTCGCAAAAAACGGAACCAAGCCCCGCCGCAATCGTCATGTAAACGAGGTCTTGTAATTTCCGTTTGTCTTCTTTCGCAATTCTCGAAAGCAAGCAATGTTGTTTGTCAGTTAAATCAATGGTTATCTTTTTCATGGTGTGGTGTGTTGTGTTGTTGTTCGTTGTCCGTCCAAGCCCTATAAAACGCCCCCGCGAGGTATCCCGCCCCGCGAGGGCATAGGACTAGAACAAAAGTTTGTTAGGCGCGTTTCTCCTTGTATTTGCGTACCCTTCTATTGTGGACCTTGCGGCCAAGCTCGATAATTCGGTTTCCTTGTTCCTCGGTTATGTCATACCAGGAGGCAAACCGTTCACGGGTTAAAAAGTTATTCAACCAATCAAGGTAGAGGTTTTGCAGTTTCTCGTACACGCTCATCCTTCCCCCCCGTCTACCTTGGCGAGAACAGCGCGGACCTCGTCAAGCGCTTCGTCCGTTCCCGTTTCTCCTTGCATTGAAAGCTCTGTAAGCAACCGATCAAGGATCTTCGCTTGCTCGTATAGCTCCGGAGCCGCCGCGATTAGGCGAGCGTTTGCCTCGTCTTCTGCGCTATGCACAAAGTCATCGCTTTTCCTCTTGTCTTTGTGAATGACTCGTTTTTCCTTCGCCATTCTGCAAATCATCCTTTGACTTTCGGTGTTAGTATCTTGAAATATCCCGCCCCCCGTTTCATTCTCTTTGCAGTACCATGCATACCACGGTCCTTGCGTGAACATTGCGCGTTTCTCTTTTTCGTTTTTCATAGTTCTAGTTCAATTCAAATCTCCATTCAATGTGATGTTGCAGATCCTTGATTAAGGCTTTTTTCGCGACAATCTTTTCCATTAATTCAAAAAGTTTTTCCTGCATTTCAGTCACTGATTTTTTCTCTTTATTCAATCTTTCCTCGATGCGCGAGAGTGTCTCAATCGTTCCTTGGGTAGTGTTTTCGTATGGATAACTCATTATCCCTCCCCCCTTTCCAGTCTCTTCAATTCCTCAACGCCTTTTGGGGTCAAGGTTATGATACGGCCCTTGGTCAACGTCGTTAGGCCCAAGTCGTGCAGGTCGCAAGCATCGAGTAGCTCCTCTTGTTTTAGTCTGCCAAGCTGAATTTTTTTAGATGCGTACCGTTTTAATTGTTCTTTAATTTCCATAGTTCAATTTCTCCTTATTTCTCTTTGTAGTTGAAGTTCCATTTGCTTGCCTCGCGCGCGCTTCGCGCGTTTTACGCTATTACCGTTGGTCGATTCTCGACCCGCGCCTTGCGCCGCCAGTTTCTCCTTCAGTCCCGCAAGACGAATGATCTCGTTGATTTCGGCCATGGCCAAGGGCGCGAGTTCGGACATTTTGTATAGGGGCATCAGGTTTCTCCTTTGAGTTTATTAAGCTTAGGATTGAGGAATCCCCCGTACCAATCCCAAAGTTCATCCGCACTGCAAACCGCCCACATAATGTCCGTGTTTCTCCTTAATCGCTTGATCTTCTTCTTGGTCATTGAATGAAGATCCCACAGCACGTCTTCCGGATTGTCATCAATATGATAAGAATATTTAGAACCTGCCAACCATTTGAGGTATCCTTTGATCTCCTTCTTGGTTGAGTTTTTCTTTAGCTTGGGGATCTTCATTATTCGCTTTCTCCTTTGAGAATGGCCGAGGCAAGCAACGTGCTTTTGTGCAACGTTAGGAAACCGAAACAAGCGCGCAGGTTGACAGCGAGACGGTGCTTGTTTTCATCCATCATGCACAGGTGTGGCGTTTGCGACAAGACGCTGTCGCCGTTCCATATATCCAAGTAATCAAGGACCCCGTTTTTATGGCGTTGCCATGTAAAGCTTTTATAAGTCTCCATTATTTCGCCTTTCCTTTGAGAAACTGCACGGCCTCGCGTTCATTCGTTTCAACCGTTTCAAGCATTAGGGCGATGTCCTTTTTATTCGCTTTGTACCATTCGCTTTTAATCAATTCGCGTTGCCAATATTGAGACGTTCGCTCAATTACTTGCGAGATGTCCCAACGTCCAAGCTCAAGACCGTTGCGAATCAAGGGCAAGTCGGCGTCGTGTTTTATGTATTCTGTGAGTGTTTTCATGGTATTAGTTATTGAAGATTGAATCATGCATGGCCCAAAGGACTGGTATCCAAGGGGCGATTAGAATAAGAATATCGTATGTCATAGTAACATTTAGACGTGTCTTGTAGTTACTTGAGGCCAACGAAATCAACAAGCTTTGCATCCCATGCGTAGACCAAGGAAGGCGTTTCTTTGTTCTGCACGTGCCACAATGGAACGGCGCCGAATTCTTTTTCGATGTGATGCGCGACCATTTCGCAAATGCTGTTCAGTTCGTAATTGTACGAAATGAAATGTGCTTTGCTTTCAGGGATGCCAAGGCGGAAACTCACGCGAGAACCGCGATTATTCGTTGCGCCGTGGTATTTGCAAATGATGAGGATGGATTGGTGGATATGTTTGTTCATTGTCTTAGTCCTTGGTTAATAGTTCTGAATTTTGCGGGGATCCCCGCGTTGGATAATCAACACACTACAAGTTGCGACAGAAAGCGCAAGCACAAAGTTTCACTTTCGTGCATTTTGTCTAAATGCAAGTAAGTTGCATTAAGAAAGCATTTCGCCCTCGGATGGCAAAAATGGAATTCATGCATGAACTAAGCAACTGCGCAAAGCGAGCAAATCCACCAGATACGCAAATGCATGAATTGATCCACACAAGGCTACAGATTTTCGCAACTCAATCGCATAGCTCTGCCACAGATTCCCGTAACCCCTGCAACTGTCGCGATTAGCAAAAGACTAGGAAACGCTTGCTACCCCAAAGAGGACCGGAATCCGGCCCTTTATCGAGACGCGGCCAGGCGCGATCTACTGACGCGGGTCAGAGGGGGGGCGGGGGCGCGTGCGTGTCCGCGCTAATTTCTGTATTATCATCACCCCCCGCACAACTTTTTTCGCAATAAGCGCCTTACCGCGACCCCTCTTGTCAGAGTCAATGCACGAATAAGCTACCCCACCCTTAGTCGTACCTGCTTTTCTTGATACCTATGCGGGTTGTAGCGTTATTTGAGGACGTGTTAATTCCATGCTCATGCCTAATGGTAGGCCACCCTTGGTCGTACAGTTGTGCGAGGGTTATGAGCCACTCGTAGTCGGCGGGAGCGGTTTGTATATTTTGTATCCTTTGTGGATGACTACCTCTTTGCATAGCTCGATGAATTCCTCGTCCGTGAGTTGCCCTTTTGCCTGGTTTGCTTCGGTGCATAGGATTTGTAAGTTGTTGAGCGTATTGTCCCCGCCTCTTGAGATGGGTATGATATGATCGTATTGATAATCTTCGGGGTTCTCGAACTTGAGTGGTCTGCCTGTCAGGGCGCAAGGGAAGTGATCCCCGAATTTTGCATGAACGTCCTTGTAGTTAAAAGTCATTGATTTTTGGAACTGGTGAGATTTTTGAGTGATCGCCTTTTTTATTTGTTTAGGCGACTTGTGCTGATACCAGGGTTGCTTCGGAGGGGATGGGGTGCGTGGGTTCTTGAAGTGCCAAATGCGTTTTATATGGAGTGGTACTGAGGTAGTCTCGCGTTGTTTTCGTTCTCTGTCCCGGACCTTTTGTTTTTGTCCGGGTGCGAGGTGGTAGGAGATGGTGGACTTTGAGCAATTTAGGTGTTGTTGTATTTTGCCGTATGACCAACCGAGTAGTCGGAGCCGGATGATTTTCGGCCCCAACCCTTTGTCACCCATCTTCTTGTTCTTCGAGGTGAACTACTTTTTGATCGGATGCCTCGGTTGGTTGTTCCTTGACTGTTCTTGACGCACCCTTGAGGATTTCGCGTACTTGATCGGGGGACATATCTGATTGTCCGAGTGTAACGTTTGCGGATGCGGTTATGTTGGACGGTCTGCCTGAGACGGTGAGGAACTTGTCCATGATGATGGACACGGCATAGGCAAGGTTTTGCGGAGGTATTTCGTCGAGTTTTGAGTGTAGTATGTTGAGCGAATCCCCGACCATGTTGGAGAGCTTGCTGTTTACCTGGTTTAGGAATTCTTGTTCCGTCATGTCCAAGCGGTAACGGAGGAAGTTTGCGACTGACTGTCTGAGTTCCGGGTCCAGCTTCTTGAGTTCTCTCGCTTCCGCTTCACCACTTGACTGTTTGGCTGCGATTTTCGCGGCTGAATTGATTATTTTGTTCTTTGTCATGTCATCCACGAATCCTCTTACGGAGTTTGGTTTTTTGCGTCTGCGGTAGATTCTCGGCATATTTTTTCGGGTTTTAGTTCAAATTGCTTGACATAGCAAGATTAAATACTACTAGAGACTACACATGGATACGGAACGGGCGAAAAAGATCTTGGCGGATGCGGGTATTGAACATTCTGAATTTGCGGAAAAGTTGGGTATCAAGGCGGGTAGTTTTCGGATGAACTTGAGCATGGGTCGCTTGAGCAAGAAAGCGGTTGCCATGTTGTTGGAGTTGGAAGCGGACTTGAAGGAGGACAAGAAGGAGGAACCTTCGGAGGCTGCGATGGTGAAGGAAGGCATGATTCGTCAGACTTTGGGGGAACCTTTGGAGAAACTTGCGAAGGTATATATGTTACCGAAGAATCCCTATTTGCGACTTGTTGAATTCAAGGACGGGACTCATGGCAAGTTCAAGGCCCAACCTGGTAAGTTTGGCTTGGGTGCGATTGTCAAGTTGGCTCATGAGCAGGGCGATATGTATCGCTTAGTGGGCAGGTACGACAGGAAGGATCGGTTGGTATGAGCGAAGATGCGATTGAGATTCGTGACCTCGTTGCCGTTCTTTTGGGCCTGATGCCCGTTGGTGAGCGCAGGATTGTAACTATGTACTATTTGGAAGGGTACAAGTGCCGGGAGATAGGCGAGCATTTCGGGGTGAGTTCAACGCGAATCAACGTGCTTGTTCGTGAGATTATCAATCAATGCGGATATTTGGTTACCCAGTTGGACAAGAAGAGGGCGGTATTTTTCAAACCGTTGATTTCGATGAAGTCGGTATTGTTTGATCATACTTACTACACGAAGAAGAAGTTGTTGGATCGTCGTAAGGCAATTCAAACCAAGCATGACATGGAGGAAGAGTGGGCATACGAGAACTTCCAAGAACATTGGGCCGACAGGATACGGAAAGGTCGCTACGTCCATCCTGCCATTCGCAGGGCTTACAAACGGTTGGTGGAGGAATCTGAATGTGGATAATCCCCAAAACGTTATCTCATTTTGTACCGGATACGGAGGGCTTGAGCTTGGAATTAGACGAGCGGGCGTGGATATTAGAACAGTCTGCAATGTTGAGATCGAAGCCTTCGTCCAAGCAAACCTGGTTGCGAAGATTGAAGAAGGGCGGATGGATAACGCCCCTATCTACTCGGATCTTAAAACCTTCCCTGCATCAATCTTTCGAGGAAAAATACACGGAATTTGTGGGGGTTACCCTTGTCAGCCCTTCTCCAGCGCGGGGAAGCGAAAAGGAGAAGAAGACCCAAGACACTTATGGCCGTATATCCGAAAGCACGTCAGGACAATTAGACCTCTTTGGTGCTTTTTCGAGAACGTCCGAGGTCACGCCACGATGGGGCTATGGCGAGTCTTGTCCGATTTGGAAGAAGATGGTTACCGAACGGAGTGGGGATTGTTCAGCGCGGAGGAAACAGGCGCGCCTCACCAACGCATCCGATGCTTCATCCTTGGGAGGCTGGGCAACCCCGCAAGCCTCCGACCACGTGGAGGGCGCGAGAACCGCGAAGGAGAGCAATCAGAAGTGCTTGGGACGGGATTTGAATCAAATGGAGAATTGGCCAACCCCGCGAGAGACGATGTCGAGGGACGCGACTTACGACAGGGGGAAGTGCAATCTAGGGGAAGTGGTACACAACCCGAAGAACTGGCCCACCCCGCGAGCCGGGAACCCCGGCAGTCGCAAGCCCGGAACGGGGGGCAAGATATTGGCGGAGGAAGCGAAGAAGAATTGGGCGACTCCAAACACGATGGACTGTCTACCAAGTCGGAGTTACGAGGCGATGAAGCGTCAAGCAACCAACGGAGGACGGAAGAATCGGAAGCGTCCAGGGAATCTAAGAGAACAGATAGACCCGCTGATGTGCCAAGCATACGAGGATGCAAGTCGGGAAGCGAACCAACACGCTGGCCCGCCCGCCCCGGAGAAGAGCAGTACGAGTGGGAAGAACCACGGGTCGTGGCCGACTGCAAGGTCAAGCGATGCGGAGGGCGGGAGGATACAGACGGAGCAAACGGAGAAGGGATTTCGGAGCAAGCGGGAGAAGAGCGATCAATACTTCGGAGCGAAACTGAGGGATGCTGCAGAAATGAACAAACCACCCACGATGAAGCTCAATCCGAATTGGGTGGAGCAGTTGATGGGTCTCGAAGTGGGGTGGACCCAATTGCCAACCGAGTGGATCGGCTCCGACTCTTAGGGAATGGCGTAGTACCCCAATGTGCTGAACTTGCATGGAGAACTTTATGGAAACAATTAAACGACAGGGAGGATAAATAAATGGGACAATTCATGGGATATGCGAGTTACGATCTGATAACCATCTGCGGACATTGCGGAGAAGAAGGACCGCGTGAGGACATGAAAGACCATTATTTGTACTGTACCGAACGGGATAAGGATGACGAAACCGAAGAAGAGGAAGAGGACGAGTGACAAGCAACTCACCTTGCCGGAAGCGCATGAAGCATGGGAACGCTTTTGGTCGAACACGCGAATCATTGGGTTCGAGGTGGACGAAGAAGGTGAGAAGAAAGCGATCCGCACAAATGTTCAACGCATAATGCCAGCCAATTACGGAAGGTTTGATTTCAAGAACAACCCATGAGCCAAGCAAGCAGACAATGCATTCACGAAATGAAAGCTCTTTTTCACAGATGGGAAGAGGAGAGCGACTTGGAACAGGAGGACATATTGAATTGTTTGTCCGAAGCCTTGGATGAGTATTACAAGGAAGACGTCGTTGAATTCAGAAGCGAGATCGAGGACGAGGAGGAGGACGAATGAACGTTTACCAACCGACCAAGAAGATAAGCACCTGGCCGCAAATGGTCGTGCGTTTGACCAAGGAACGGGACGAGTTGAAATTTGAGAACAAGCAACTCGTCGAGGAGAACCTGCAACTCAAGCGGAGATGTTCCGACCTTTGGCGCGAGATAACCGAAGAAAGGGCAAAGCGTGATTCGTGAAATGTCCACCCGGATTCAACCCGATCTTTTGGAAAAAATACGGGCGAGCGATACCCGTCTCAGTTGTCGAACTACCACGGTGCGACTTGAAAAAGCTGGGTCCACCATGCTCGAAATTAAGCCAAGAAACGTTGGAACGGATTCGGAGGGATGGACGGTTGGGGAAGAAGAAATCCCGGTCCAAACGCTCGAAGAAGGGATAGTGGTGGCAATGGAGATCCAAGCGAGGGAATGATCATCACCCTCCAACCCGACGAAGTCCAAGTGTGCCAAATGATTGGCCGGATGCGTAGTCTGATTGCCCGTGGAAACGGGGTGCGTGATGCGAAGATGGGTGACCAGGACGGAGCGGAAGCGGATGTTATGGGCATGATGGCGGAGTATGGATTTGCGAAGAAGATGAACGTCTTTCCCGACTTGGGCCTTACGCCTAGGAGCGGATCTGCGGATGGGGTAATGGCGAGCGGCAAACGCTATGACGTCAAAGCGTCCAGGCACAAGACCGCACGATTGCTCAGTACGCTCAAGGTCAATCCCGACGTGGACGTTTACGTCCTGTGCGTGGTCGATGGCTCGACCCTCGATTTCAAGGGATGGGCATACAAGGAGGAACTTATTCTCGATAGGAACAAGAGAGACTTGGGACATGGGGTAGGGTATGCCCTGACGCAAGACAAGCTTAGACGGTTTGATGCCTAAGATAATGCCTCAACAAAATATAACCACAAAAGAGGCAAGGTATTTGTACCTTCAGTTGATTTCATTACTTGAAACAAAAAAGTCAGAGAACAAAAACAAAAAGGGTGCAGGTAAGATGCACCATGACATTTACTTGTCAGGGTTGAATAAACTAGTGACATTATTGGAAGACTGGCATGACCCCGACTCATCAAGGTATCTTCTTTTGAAAGTAGAAAAGAGATACCCAAGGGACTACTATTGAATGCCTAAGATAACCTACACGGACGAAGTGGACGCTCGCTTCGGCATCCCTTGGACGGATGACTTGAAGTACGAAAAGGGCGAGCTTGTATGCGCGTTGAGTCCCGAAGAGATTGATCGGCTAACCATAGAAGATCCCGAACGCGCCCAAACGCTTACTCGTCTGTTGATGGATCAACCCACTTCCGAAAAGGAAGACCCGATCCAATGGGGATGGACTTTGCCCGGTTGGAGGCGCGTGATGGAACGATTCGACAAGGACAAGATTCACGTAATTATGGGCGGCAATAGGAGCAGCAAAACCTATTTTGCGAACCGTATGCTTGTCCATCTTGCTCAATCCATTCCCGAAGCGGAGATCCGTTCGATGCACGTCACGGAGGAAAGATCGATAAGTGATGCCCAACGCTACGTATGGCAAAATCTTCCGGCTCGATACAAGAGGACAAAGAAAAAGAGCGCGAACCATAGTTTGCAGTACAATCAAAAGAACGGGTTCAACGCGGCCAAAGCGATCTTGCCTCCTACCGATCCAAACGCAGAACGGGGTTCGACAATATTTTTTAATAATTACAGGCAGTACATGGCAGACCCGCAAATTTTCGAGGGATGGTCTGCTCATTGCATCCACATGGACGAAGAGGTTCCTGAGAGTATCTTTAACACTTTGCTTGGTCGAACGGTTGACTATCATGGACGCTTGATCCTGACCTTCACAACCCTTCAAGGTTGGACACCTTTGATCAATAGCTTGCTCAAGGGTGCGGAAACGGTGAGGACTCGATATAGCGAACTTTTGCAAAGGGAGTTACCCGTTGAACAAATCTCTGCGAATTGGCCTGACTGTAGGATACATTACTTTTGGACACAGGACTCACCCTTCATCGACGGACATGAATTGGTACGGACTTATGCCAAGCAACCCCAAGAAGTAAAACTTGCTCGCCTGTACGGAATCCCGTCCAAGTCGTTCCAAGGCCGCTTTCCAAAATTTAACCGTGAAACCAACGTGGTTGAGCATGAACAAATCCCGTTCATCAAAGACCCGTCCATTGACGTCACCCGTTACTTCATTTGCGATCCGGGCGGTAGCAAACCTTGGGTTGCCTTGTGGGCGGGAGTCATGCGTGACGGTAGGATATTCATTTATCGCGAATTTCCTGACAGCACGATGGGCGCTTGGGCCTTGCCCCATGTGAACGGAGCGGGAAAGAGCGTGGGCAAACCTGGTCCCGGTCAGCGTCCACTCGGTTGGGGTTATATTGATTACAAGAATCACTTCGAGGACTTGGAAGACGGGGAGGAGATATTTGAACGAATCGTTGACCCGCGAATGGGTGCGGCCACGGTACGGACAAAAGAGGGTGAGTCGAATATTATCAACACGATGAGCAACCTTGGTTTCGTATTCCGCGCCGCACCTGGCGTGGATATCGAAGCGGGTATTGCGAAAATTAACGATGCCTTGAGTTGGGACGATACCGAACCCATGACGGTTGACAATAGGCCTAAACTCTTCGTGAGCGACCATTGCGACAACTTGATTACTTCAATGATGGAGTATTCGGGACAGAGTCGGGCGGAACACTTCAAAGACCAAATCGACTGTCTCCGTTACTTAATGGTGAGCGGTGCGGAATATATAAGCGAATCAAGTCTTCAAGCAACGGGTGGCGGAGGTTACTGACTACGACAAACTACGATTGCGTTGACCTGTAAGGCGTATTGCCTTACAATATGTAACGCTTATGCTTTCGACCGCAGATCCAGAACTTTTGTATGTCTCCAAGAAACCGGACATCGCGTACTTGGCGCAGACCTACAGAGAGACTCAATCAGACCTTGGCGAATGGTTGGACCGCAAACAACGCGACTACGACGTAAGGAATTGTCAATGGGCGGGGAAAAGCGATGACTTTAAGAAACACGCATCGTTGAGTTCGACAGGCGAGGTGTTCCCGTGGGAAGGTGCATCCGATACCGAGGTAAGACTCGTAGACGAACAAATCAACTGCCGTGTGGCGATGATCATGAACGCGATCAAGCGAGGACATATTGTTGCCTCGCCAACCGAATCGAACGACGTCGAGCGTGCAAGCGTGATAAGCAACTTCCTTCGCTGGCTCATCAATACGAAGATGACAGAGTTCTACTCTGAGATGGAATTGTCCTTAAATCATCTCTTGGAAAAGGGAATGACCGTGACTTACTGTTGGTACGACCAACAAGAACTGAAACAACAACAGACGATCAAGCTTGATGAGCTTGCCCAAGTTTTGCCAGCCATTGCGGAGGTCATCCAAGACGGATCGATGGACGATGAATTGAGCGAAACGCTCAAGGAACAATTCGGAGTCTCCAAGGGCAAGGGCAGGGCAATGCTCCGCGAGCTACGCAAAGACGGTGAGACTACCGTTCCGGTTACGCGAGAAGTCGTGAGCCGCCCCAGGATAAAAGCGTTGGCCCCCGACGAGGACGTCTTTTGGCCGAACTACACGATTGATCCACAGGAGTCTCCCTACGTCTTTCACGTGGTCAACATGACACCCGAACAGATTCGGGCAAAGATCGACTCGGAAGGATGGGACAAGAACTTCGTCGAGCAAGTGATCGACACTGCGGGTAATGCGGAATCGGAGGACACGCTTTACCAAATACGCGAACAGGAACAATTCGTCTACGATGACGACCAATACGTCAAAATCGTCTACGCTTACCAAAGGCTTTTGGACGAAGACAACGTTCCGGGTATTTACTGTACGGTTTTCTATCCGCGTATTACGGATAGTTACGCCAAGCACCAGTTGATGGACTACGCTCATGGCAAGTATCCGTTCGTTGTGACTACTTACGAGCGTACTTCCAAGCGACTTTATTCGACCCGTTCGATCCCGCAAATACTCGAACCCGACCAACAGGCATTAAAGGTTGAGGAGGATTCCGCAATAGACGCTCAGTCTTTGACTACCCTTCCACCAATCGAACATCCTTTGGGTCGCGCTCCAACTCGCTTTGGTCCGGGTGTTCGTCTTCCTTATCGTACTCCTGGTGAAGTTCGTTTTGCAGATACTCCGAGAGGTTCAACAGTCAACGTCGAACTTCGTAGATACCTCCTTGAGCAAGCAAATCGCTATATGGGCAGGAACGCGCCGGGGGTTGATCCGGTAGAGGCGCAAGTCAAACAACAGTTCATGATCGACAAGGTATTCAATCACCTTCGTCAAGTCCTTGACCAAGTTTACAGTCTTTACCAACAATACGGACCCGACCAAGAATTCTTCCGAGTAACTGGTATGCAGGATTTGCAGAAGTTCAACAAGGGCCGACCTGGTGAACGATTTGACTTCTCGATCCAATTCGATGCGGCCTCGCAAGATCCCGCTCAAACCTTGGAGCGTACCAAGGCCATTGCCGAACTTGCCCCTGTCCTTGACCGGAACGGTACGCTCGATACGGAACGATTGCTACAAATTGCGGTCAATCAACTCCTGCCGGGTGCTGCGGAAAGCATCATGATCCCGAAGGAAACCGCATCGCAAAAGGCAGTTGAAGAAGAGCGTCAAACCATTGCGGAAATCTATGCGGGAGTTCCGCCCAACGTTCGTCCGAATGACGCGCATGAGATGAAGTTGCAAATCTTTCAACAATGGTTGGCTCAACCTGACGTCAATCAAAAGGTACAAGAAGATCCTGCCTTGCAGGAGCGTATTCAGAATTACATTCAACAAAGAACCTTCCAAGTTCAACAACGCAAAAACGCAACAATTGGTCGCTTGGGAGCCGCCCCGACACAGTTTGGCGAAACCCCTAACGCAGCTTGATTATGCCAAAGGTAGGAAAGAAACACTATTCGTATACACCCGCAGGAATGGCCAAAGCCAAAGCCGCCGCCAAGAAATCCGGCAAGAAGATAACTTACGCCAAAAAGAAAAAGAAGCGGTGAGCGTAGAATACCGTGGCGAAAGGTTCAGCGGATACAACAAACCGAAGCGAACCCCTGGCAAATCCAAGAAGTTTGCCGTTCTTGCAAAAGAAGGAGAAAAGGTACGCTTGGTAAGATTCGGAGATCCAAACATGAAGATTCGCAAGTCCGAACCTGCTCGCCGCAAGTCTTTTCGAGCTAGACACAAATGCGACCAAAAAAAGTCCAAGCTTACCGCAGGATACTGGTCGTGCAAGAAGTGGTAGGATGCCCAAGGACGCTTGCTACAAGAAAGTCAAGAGACGGGTAAAGGTATTCCCTTCCGCCCGTGCGTCCCAACAAATCGCCAAGTGTCGCAAGGCAAAGGGACAAGTAAAGAAGTCGGCCAAGGGTGCATCGTTGAAACGTTGGAAGTCCGAGAAGTGGCAAGACACAAAATCCGGCAAGCCTTGCGGACAAGGTGGCAAGAACGAGTATTGCCGCCCGACCAAGCGAGTTTCATCCAAGACCCCTAAGACAAAATCCGAAATGAGCAAAAGCCAATTGGCTAAAAAGAAGCGGGAAAAGTCAAAGGTGGGAATGGGTAGACGAGTCAAACCCGTAAGGAGAAAATAATATGCCCCGCAAGAAAAAGACTTTCCACGAAATCGATCCCGAAGAAGCGATCCAAGCATTGAGCTTCCTCAAGGGTGAACCCAATTTTTTGAAATACATCGAGATGCGCGAATCGATGCGCGAGGAAGTAATTCGTCAACTCCAAGTAAAGGAAGTCATCGAGTGTACGAACAGGCACTATATGTTGTGCGGCAAACTCGAAGCGATAGACGAAGAACTTGATACCTTCTACAGACTCTGACTTTTCATTCATGCATATGGGGATGTGTATGGCCCCCTGTTGAGTTCCGCCACTCGCAGGGGGTTTTTTGTTTTGAATTGCCCTGTAAGGTGTTTTGCCTTACAATTTGTAACAGCGAAAAAAGCGCTAGCAATATGACAGTCGAATCAATCGAAACCGAAGTTGCTACCTCTGAACAAGCTGAAGGTAGTGAAACGCCCGATCAGGGGAATCTTACGATGGCAGAGCTTGCATCTAATTTGATGAAAGCTAGGTCCGAAGAAGAGCCACCCGGATCACCCGAAGAGGAAGCGGAATTTTCTGACCTAGCTGAAGAGTCCGAAGAATTGGAGGAAACACAGTCTACTGAGGAACCGGAAGAATCGGAGCAATCCGAGTCCAACGATCCGCAGTCCGTTCTTTCAAAGTACAATATTGACCTGGATTCTTTGTCCGAAGAAGAAACCAAGGAACTCGCAAAGTCGCTTTCACTAAGCGCAGTCAAACGCTTTGGCGATCTGACCGCACAGAAGAAAGCATTGGCGCAGGAGAATGCCGAGCTATTGGCGCAAGCCCAAGCAAAGCCCGAACCCGCGCAAGTCGAGAGTCCTGCGTTCCTTAAGGACAATGCACTCCACAACGTGAACGACATCCAAGCACTCCGCAAAGAAGTCGAGAACCTGACCACGCTCATCGAATGGGCTGAAGAAGGGTTGGAGAACGAAGTTGAGTATGACGATGACGGGAACGAGTACGTGGCCAAGGATGGGGACAAAACCTACACCAAGGCCGACCTTCGCAGAATTCGTTCAAACGCTCGTAAGGTTCTGCGCAAGGACGCACCCGCGAGACAGAAATGGATCGAGGAACGTACGCAAAGCGACCAACACGCGATCCAAACCTTTGACTTCCTTAGTGATGGAGAAAGCGAGGATTACAAATTGTTCATGCAAGTGAAGAGCAATCCACTCTACAAACCATTGGTCGAGCATTTGCCGAACGGCAACTTTGCAGTCGGCTTGATGATCGAGGGGATGAAAGCGATCCAAGCGCGCCAGGTCAATACGAGTAAACCGAAACCCAAGCCCAAGGCTCCCGTAGCTTCAGTCGAAGCGGGAACCGCAAAGCCAAGGACGGAGAACTCACAACGAAAGAAAGCTCTGCAATCGGCCAAGGCAAAATTCGATAAGTCCGGGGACATAGCAGACTACCAACACTATCTAAAACTAAAGCGGGCAACCGCATAATTTAAACATTCAAGGAGGATACCAAAGTGGCATCAAGTACCAGTTACAATACCGCAGGGAATCGCGAACAGATTCTCGATATCATCACGGTTCTCGAACCGGAATCTACCCCTCTCGTCAGCATGATGAAGAAGGGCAACGCAACCAGCACGTTCGTCGAATGGCAGGCCGATAAATTAAGTACGCCCGATTTTTCCGGAGTCGGGGAAGGCGAAGACGTTGGCTCATTTAAGAACCAAGCCGAAGATCGCGCAAGGCTCGGAAACTATGTTCAGAAGTTTCGAGACACTTTTCAAGTCTCTGATATACAAGAACTTGTGGATACCGCAGGAGTCGCATCTGAATTCGCAAACGCGGAAAGCAAAGCCGTACGCAACGTCAAGCGTTCAATCGAAGCTGCATTCTGTTCCGCACAAGACCGTCAGGCCGAAGCCGGAAGTGGCACGCCTTACAAAACTCGCGGCTTGCTCAAGTGGCTTGGATCGGGTGGTCAACCTTCCGATATTCCGACCGCTTACCAAAGCGTTGCCAACGACACCACCGGAACCCAAACCGAAACGACCTTCAACAGCGTTCTTCAAGAACTCTACGAAGCCAACGGAATGCCTGGTGGCCAGTTGACTTTGATTGCAGGACCAAGCCTCAAACAAGAGATTTCAAATTTCTCTCGTCAGCTTGCCGCAAGCAACGGAACCTACGTTGTCAACCAAGACGCTGAGTCTCGCAAGATCACTTTGACAGTGAATTTATATTCTGGAGATTTCGGAGATGTGGCCATAGTTCCAAGCCTTTTCGTAAATCGAACCAGCGGCTCGGACACCATCGACGGTGACGCCGGACTTCTTGTTGACCCGGAATACGTCGGAATGCACTCGCTCAAAGCCGAATCCGCCACCGAGTTGGAAGACCAAGGAGGCGGAAGAAGAGGTTTTGTTGATGTAATTGCTGGCCTCGCGTGTTACTCACCTAAGGCGCATGGGTTTTTTAATTGATAATCAATAACTTAGGAGATTTAAGACATGGCAAATACAGACGTAACTCTCGGAAACGCTCGCAAGAGTGTTCTCTCAAACCAGGAACGCGCCCAAGGCTTTACCCACAAGTGGAAAGTTCTTTACACGGACGTTGACGAAGGAAGTGGTTCCACGGACACCGTCACCGTTGCTCTTGGTGACACACCTGCCGACTTCGTTATCTCGAAAGCTATGGTCAACGTGACCACGGCATTCGCAGGAACTGGCGGACTCTCGATCAAGGTTGGAACCGATGGTGACGATGACAACTTCATCACCGCAACCTCCGTCCTTACCGCAGGTCCGATCATCGTTGGAGCCGGAGCCGCACCCGCAACCCTCGCAGGTTCGTTTGCCGCCGCTTCCGATGCCTTGCAAGCCAAGTTCACCAACTCCACTTCCGGTTCGCCTTCCGCGCTGACCGCAGGTGAGTGTGACATCTACTTGGCCATGCACTCGGCCAACGACGTAGGCTAATTCGTTTTGTTGTTGTTTCGGGGTGACTCGCGGTTTTCCGTTTCTTTTTCCCGCGAGTCCCCCGGACGCAACAGACAATAACCCTTAACAACTATGTCTGACATCTTTTTACCGAAGTGGAAAGAAGGCAATGGTTCGACGTTCATGAAAAACCTTGAACGTCACTTGCGTTACGAAGTTGACCTCGAAAAGTACGAGGCAAAAAAACGCGAAATAGAATGCGGTAAGGAAAACCAACACGGTGGCGTAATGGACGGAGTTGGTCAGTTAAAAGCAACCATCCCCGCACGCGAATACTTTCGTTGGCAACAATTCAAGCCTGGATGCTGGGGTGACAAATCCTTCGTCAAAGAATTCTTGCGCGACAACCCATCCCTTAAAGCAAAGTCATTTAACAAGAGAACCTTTCAAGGAGGCTTGGGACTGGCATGAGAGTAGTTGCGGTAAGCACGCTCACGGACAACCTCAAGAACATGATCGGGGTTGCCAACCTGCTTACCGTTGAATCGGATGCGGGAGTCAGGAGCTTCAATCGTTTTGGGCGCTTGGCATGGGATCGGACCTCTTGGCCATTTGCATCTCGGATCTCGCAAATCATACCTGACGTTCGCGTAAGAAGCGTAAACGTTGGGAGCGGTGGATCATCTTATACTTCCGCTCCAACCGTGTCTTTCAGCGGGGGAGGGGGTAGCTCTGCGGCTGCCACCGCAACCATCAATTCGGATGGTGAAGTAAACGGAGTCGCGATGACCAACAACGGCACGGGATACACGGGAATTCCCACGGTATCCTTTTCGGGAGGTGGTGGAAGCGGAGCAACTGCAACTGCAAACCTTTTGGCTTACATCGACTTTGGAACGACCATAAGCGAAGTCTTTCGCGTAACCGAACAAGATCCTTACGGATCGAACAATTCGAGCGAGATCGCGTTTAGGAACGTTTACGTTACCGGGTCGAGCGATTACGGGGAAGCGATCCTGCCCAACCGTTCTGCAACCTCACCCGTATGGGTCTACTACCGTAGTCCGTTCCCGACCTATAGTAGCGGGGATGACTTCCCTTGGGAACTAGCGGAATACGTCGTACTCGGTGCATACGGGGATTGGCTGGCGGCAGACGGACAGGGTGAGAAAGCGAACGCAATTTACCAACAAGCTGAATCCGTCTTGCAGGTAGAGTTGGACAAACTCGAACGCCAGGAAGGTCAAACCCAACCACTTTTAATTGAAACATACGGCACTACTATCGCCACAACTGCATAATTATCATGGCATCAACTAGCGAATACAGAGGACTCGGTCTTAACGGAGGAACCTACATTAACGACACTGCTAATCACACAGGAGACTTCTTTTGCTTTCTTGCAACCGAGGATACCGTTTTGGCAAGCGTCACAGGCAATATCGATAACATTGCTGACCTTTGCACCGGGCAGGATGCAACTGTCTTGTCGGCAAACAGCGCAATATACGGACGCATCACTTCAATCCAGTTAACTAGCGGCGCAGTAATAGCGTACAAGATGTAAGATGATTTCACTTGATCTCAACGTAGGAGTACCAAGGCCTTTTACAAGTAGTGGCACTCCATCGATTGACGGAGCATTACGGGCCGAACAAGGTCCATTTTTAAACTGCGAGGATGGAAGTATTCTCGCCTTCGATTAAAGGAAAATAAAAAATGGCTAATAAGCGTATTTCATCACTCACGTCGCTAGGCGGAACTCCCGCCAATGACGATATAATTCCAATTACTGATATTTCGGACACTACGGGATCTGCTCAAGGCACGACTAAAAAAGTCACCGTAGCAAATTTAATGGCGGCGGCGGGTGGTGCCACGGTAAACTCAGGAACTGCCGCAAATTTGCCAAGCAGTCCATCGGTTGCCGACATTTACCTTGAGACAGACACAGGAATACTGCGTTGGTGGGATGGGACATATTGGAACACGTTCATCGAAGACTCGCAATACGACCCTGCCTATGCCGCTAGTCAACTTTCTTATACGGGAGGTTTGTTTACGAGCAGTGATTACAATATTTCGACTCAGCCGATCATGCATTTCGATGCCGCCATATTGGACGGGGCAGACAAAGCGAACAACCCTTCAAGCGGCACTGCCGTATCGACTTGGGGCGACCGAAGCGGTCAAGCAACCAACTACGACGGTACTCAAGCAACGGGTTCCGCTCAACCGACTTTCACGATTAGCGGGAGTGACAAGTACGTAAGCTTCGACGGGGCCGACTTTTTGGACTTCACTGATTACACGCTACCGACCTCATTTAACATGGTAGTTGTTTGTAATACAAACGTTGACGCTAATTATCTCTTACCGGTTGGAACAGACACAAATAGCCAATATGTGTTACTAGAGTATAACGGTACAGTTTACGGCATTAGCGGGACTTCGACGGATAGTTCATACGGCGGTCCTAATTACAATTCTATACAGCAGTTTTGGGCTACTAGGGACGGAAGTAATAATCACAATATTTATGTCCAAGGAGGTAATTCAATAATATCCGCTACCGCTAGTGCATCCCGAACAGTCGCTAGAATAGGTAAAGCCAATGACGCTTTTTACCATACTGGTAATATTTATGAGATTATCATTTGGGGTAGCGATCTTTCAACTGCGGATAAAAACACAGTAAATAACTATCTTGCTAATAAGTATAGTTCCCTTCCAACCTTAACAGCCTTCTCTTAATTATGAAATACTCAGTACATTCTACACAGGCAGAAGCACAAGCGGAGATCGAGCGAATCGAAGCCTATTTAGGTATTCCTACGGTGGGAACTATTCGCTACGCCGAACCCGAAGAAGTAGAAGGTCAATGGCGTTTTCGAGTTAAAGAAAGCGGCCCTTGGAAATGCGACCACGTGGCGAACAACATCGTTGAGGAATAGCCTTTAGGCATGAGCCGATGCTACCTAATCCTTGCACTCGATGTCATCTTACTTCTTGTCATTGCGATCCTAACCAAGTGATTTATGGAAATCTCCTCCTATATGTTTCTAGGGCTTGGGGTGGCCGTGTCCGTTCTCGGTTTTTTTCTCAAGCGAATGAAGGAAGAGATCGACGTGCAGAAAGCGAAAAACGCGAAACTCGAAATCGCATCCGCTCGTCACTACGAGAAAATCCGCAACTTGGAAAAACTTGCGGAAGATCGTCGAGAAGACGTGAAACGCATTTACGAATTGATTGGTAAGAAATGAGCGAAGATGGAATTTCAGAGAATACCCAAGTCAAGGCAAACCTGGCATTCATGGCAAAAACCATCGCTTTGGTGGGAACTGCCGTATGGGGCTATTCCGTGGTATGGAATAAAATATCCGCTTTGGAAAACGAGAACATACGGATGCGACACGAATTGGAATTGAACAGCGAATTTCGCATCCTTTGGCCACGTGGACAGATGGGAAGTCTACCTGCGGATAGTAGCCAGGATATGTCCATTCAACACATCAAGGAACGCTTGCAAGTAATAGAAGCTCATGTTGACAAACTACGATTCAAGGAGACTCCGTAATGTTCGAGCTTTTGACTTTGTTCCTTACGGGCGGAGGATCTGCCGCAATGGGTTCGATACTCAAAGGAGTATTCGGAGCGATGACGGATGCACGTCAGCAGAAGTACGAAATGGAAATGGCAAGGGAGGCTCGAAACAATGAATTCGCGATTCAATTTCAACAAGCGCTCAATAACGGTCCTGGCGGAGCTTTTACTCGTGCTACTCGTCGTATGCTTGCTCTTATCGGCATGTCAACACTCTCGTTCATCACCTGCATTACGACAATCTACCCAAGCGTTCCGCTCATCAGTACAACAAACATTACCGGGGAAGGAAAAAGAGAGTTTCTTTTCGGACTTATCAGTATTCCAGCTGAGCAAACCGCTTTGGTCGTTACAACGGGACACATCGCTCTCTTTGAAGCAACCGTAGTTTTACCGCTTATAATTGGCTTTTATTTTACACCTGGAGGAAGACGATAACATGATTGACAGAGACTCACTTTTCGGAATCGGAGGAACGCTTGCTACATTCAGCGGTTCC